TTCACATCGCCTTTTAACTGTTCAGCTTGCAACATCACACCAAACAATAAGATGACTAGTAATATAATTGCTATGACTAACCACATCATCTACTCTGACACCTCCGCCCTCATCAAATCAGACTGATCGCTCAACTTTGCGAAGTCACTCGGCGCCTCTACATCATCATTAGCCGTCATCATAATATATACTTGCTCCGTTACATACTTACCTAACTCATACATTGCTAGTAAGAATAATAGTCTTAGTATTTGTTTAATCATCATTGTCATCTCCAGTATCAATTAAACTAGGCATCATTCTTAACATAGCCCTTAATTCATGTTCATTCATATTAGCCATCATAGGACTGTAAAATTCACTGTCTTTATCATTAATTTCTTTAATGAAATCATCTTCAATCTTAGCTTTTTCTTCAGGTGTTTTATTTTTATATTTTTTGATTATTTCAGTGTACTTTTTCGGGAATTTCATTTTAGGAATATTAATCATCGTCTGCCTCCTCAACATTGATCCCAACTATATAACCTTTGTTCAATACAAGTTCTCTGCCATAATCTTTTTCTATCGTTAAATAGTCATCATCATTTCTAAAATTGTCCAAAACAAATACTATTTCGTTAAATAATTCATCTTCATGTAATATCAAACTACTACCGTCATGTAATAAAATTCTCAGCTGATTCATTTCCCACGCTCCTCAATAAGTGTGATTGATTCAATCGTATCTGTTTTAATATACGTTGGCTGTTTGATTATATTACTTACGTAAATAAAACCATTAAAATTTACCGTTCTTTCAACATATTTTTCAAAAGGTTCAGCTGTTTTTACAAAATAAACTCCACCTGAAATAGTTTTAATTTTAACATCCGTCATTTCCCACACTCCCTTATATTTTCAAACAACTGACCCACTTTAATAACTGCATCTCTTTTAACTTGCGCCTCGTACTTCTCTTTTGCTTCTTCTTTACTCTCTGCCTCAACAACTGTAAAGCTTTGATTGCTCTTAGCTCGAGTTATGTGTGTATGCTTACGTCCTGTTGAATCTTTGAATGTTGTAACTAAGTATTGTATCATTTCCCCAAAACCTCCTTGACTCGATCTAAGATGTCTTTACACTCCGCTACTTCCGAAGCCTTTTGCTCCACGTTCTGAAACACTCTCGAATTCCTCCACTTGCTTTAGTTCCGGTGTCCATATAGGCACGATAACCAATTGAGCTAGTTTGTCGCCTTTGTTTATGACATAACTACCATTCATAAATAAAATTTTATCTGATGGATGTGGTGGGGCATACTTTCCGTCTATCCCAGCAACATTTCGACTAAAGTTACCATCATCCCAAATCTCTAACGTTTCAATATCATTCTTGATATTAATCCCTAAATTGCCATGATATCCCGCGTCTATCTTTCCTGTTTCAATCACTAAATACGTTTTACTACTTACACCACTACGGCTAGTTAATAGCCCGACATAGCCCTCTGGTATACTTACAGCTACATCTGTTTTAATCACTGCCTTTTCTTGCGGCTCAAGTACGACGGTTTCGGCTGAGAATATGTCATAACCTGCATCTGTCTTATGATTTCGTTCGGGCATTCTAGCATTTTCTGATAATAGTTTTACTTGTAATGTGTTAGTCATTTTCCTGCTCCACATCTACATAAATTTCATACTCATCACAATCAAATGGCACTTCCATTCTCGCAATATCATGCGCCTCATTTTCTGCTTCGTCTAAACTTTCAGCCTCGATAGTCTCTTCAATCATGCCAGTGTATGTGATTTGAACATTAAATTTTTTCATCTTCCTGCTCCTCCTCATATTTATAGATAACTTGACCTGCCATAATTCCTACTGCTTCATCAAGTTCAATACCTTCTTTAACTGAATGTTGAATAGCATTTGTCATTCCATCAAGTATTTCATCAAATGCTCGCGCTTTCTTATACACGTCCTCAATCTCTTTTAGCAATCCCTCTGTGTCATTGCCGTTATACGCACTAGCACTTATAACGGATTGTTCAATTTGTTCACGATTATTCATCATTTCCATCTCCTCTAAAATAAAGTTAGTTGCTTCTGTTCCTCGTATTCCAAACCATGTTGCTTTATATATATTTCGAGCTCTTCAGCAGTATCAAATGTCTTTTTAACGCTTTGCCAACCTGGCACGATATGCCCGTGAAAGTAATAAGTGCCATTCACTACATGGATATGTGCCACTCGTTCGTTATCCTGATACAGATATCTCTTAGATCCGAAAAATTGGTTTAAGTATTCTTTGCGCGCGTTATATGTCATAGTCATTGCTCCCACAAGTCAAAAGCTCTTTGGACATAAAACTTCGCCTTTGCTAAATCCTCGTGTCCGTTTTTCAACGGTGCTCTAGATAGATATTTGATTGCATTACCTATTGCAAATGCTAATTGTGGTGGATACTGCGCCGTAACCTGTTCGATAAAATCTATAATTTCAATGTCGCCGTATGTGTAGTGCGCTGGTTGCTTAACATTGTCTTGTATTTCATTCATATCTACTTTTCTGTTACTGATTACACTCATTATGCTTCACTCCATTTCTTGAACATTTGGTTATAAGTATTATCAAACCAGTACGGATCACGTGAATGTTTCTGAGGTACATTAAACAAGTGTGGCTTCTTTCTTCTTAGCTCAGCCTCTCTCTTTCGCTTTCTTTCCAATTTGCGTTCGAGTCTAGCTTGTTCCAGTCTTTCTATTGTTTTCTTTTCTCTGTACTCGCTTAAACGCGTACCTTCTGGTGCGTCCATTGCTTAATGTAGTTCCCAACCGTCTTTTACTCTCTTAGAAACCATTCCAGCGGTTATACCGTGACTTTCTATTAATTCCATTTCAAATTTACTGAACCTATAAGGTTTATCATTTATTGTTACAATCCTTGCTTTTCTCGCCATTTTATCCACCTCTTATATTTCTTCTATTCGTATGATTATTTTGGGCTCAATTCCATAACGCTTTGAGCTAGTTATTTCTGTAATTTGGTTATCGTCTTTCCATACATGGCCATTACAAGCATCTAATACCGTTTTAATTAAGTTGTCGATATCCGGCTTAGTCACTTTATACTGCCCAACCATTTCGCTTTTCTTTTTCTTCGACCATGATTTAAGCAATGGAAAGTAAAAGTCTAATTCGATTTTTAGTGCGCGCTCTAGATTTAACTTAGGCATTTGCCCTTGTATATACGCTTTATGCTTTGTGTAAGACGTTGGCATGTAAGTTTGAACAAATCTACCTGTATTACGAAAGCGTGGACGAGGCGACCCCATCGGCGCATTAAACACTTCATTAAATTTAATTTCTATCTCCATGTAATCCCTCATATATATTCAAATAAGCTTGTTTGGTGTCCTAACTCCATTTGTTCATTATCAATAAGTGTATTTAATTCATAATCGTCTAAATACCAACGACGACCATTAAATTTTGTTTCTTTTATTCCAACAACTAAATGCCGACCATCTTTAAAATGTGGTGTAACTGAAAACATTTTGTTGCCGTCATGATCAAATAGATAGTATTTATCAAATGCATCCATTTTCAATCACTCCCATTTGCTATTTAGACGCTTAATAAAAGCTTCTCTGTCTTTCTCAAGGTTTTCATCTACTTCCGGCGTTTTCGTTTCTCTCGTGCTGTCTGTGAGCCATTTGGGTGTTTTTTCTTTTGATTGTTTAACGAAAGGTTTATAATTTTGTTTTTTGCTTTCAAGTTGTTGCTTTTCAAATGCACGTACTTGTTCAATAGATTTCAAGTTTGCATTAAGCCATGTATTCAAAATGCTTTTAGCATATCCCCAAGTAACTTTGTTTCTGTCTTTAGCGATTTTAAGTGATGCGGTAACTATTTCATCTGAATCATTTTCAAATGAATCAAGATAATAATTTAAATCGTCTAAATTGTAAGAAGTTATGAAACCGAATCCGTTATCTTGGAAGAAGTCGAAGGCGGTTACCTTCTTCTTCTCATTCTCACCATTCTTTACATTATCCCCATTCTTTACATTCTTGTTTGTGTTGATTTGTTGTTGATTTGTTGTCCATTTGTTGTCCATTTGTTGTTGATTTGTTGTTGATTTGTTGTCGTTTTTGCTGTCGGAATTTTCTTCCATACTTTGATAAATCGCCCAATTGACAACGGTTATAACAGAAAATTTGTTGTCGGACTTTACGACGATAGTTCCAAGGTTTTCTAAAAGCTTTATGTAGTCTCTTACTGTGGATTCTTTGAGACGTAACTCTTCGCTTGCTCGCTTTCTCCCGAACACAAATTGACCTTTTTCTAATTCAACAACTCGTCTGCCAACAAGCTGTGTATGATCCTTATGACTAGCCTTCATAAGACAATATGCAAATACTTTGAATAACTTTTCGTTCTGAAAAATAGGCGAATCTAATAGTTTTCTATGAAGTTTTATCCAACCAGTCATATACACACCTCACTTTCAAACCGGTTAAATCAGAATGGTAAATCATCATCATTTAGTTCAATCGGACCATTTGCATTCGCAAACGGATTATCTTTTACTGGTTTGTTATTTGAATATTGCGATTGTCCACGTGTTTGTTGTACTTGTTGTTGATATAAATCTTGTTGAGTGTCATTTGAGTTCTTCGGTTCTAAAAATTGAATACTATCGGCAACAACTTCCGTAACGTATACACGTTGACCTTCCTTATTTTCATAGTTCCGCGTTTGTAACCTACCATCTACGCCCGCCAACGATCCTTTAGATAGGTATTTATTAACGTTCTCTGCTTGTTTTTTAAATACGATGATATTAATAAAGTCTGCCTCGCGCTCTCCTTGTGCATTCGTAAATGTGCGGTTAACTGCTAATGTGAATGATGCTACATTTACACCACTTTGAGTGGTTCTTAATTCTGGGTCTCTAGTTAAACGACCAACTAATATTGTTCTGTTTAGCATTTATAAACCTCCAACATAAACGGGCGCGCCCGTCACTTTTTGTATTTCACTTTTAATGTATTTTGCATTTGAATTTTGACTACTTAAATGAATTAAATGTATTTCTTCGAGTCTAGTTAAATCATTTGCTTTTAACATTCCGATAGCATGTTCTAAGCTAAAATGAGACTCCATAATTCTGTTTGCTAATGCGCTGTGTACACTGCCGTTTTTTATGTTTTCTTGCATTTGTTCATAGATATAATTAACTTCTAACATCATGTGCGTAATGCCGTTAAATTTGTATTTCAGATACTTCGTATCAGTAACATACAGGACCTTATAACCTAATGTGCTTTGTAATAAGAAAGCCACAGGCTCGTTAGCATCATGTTCAATGTCAAATGGTAAAATTGACCACGTACCAATTCGTAGCTCTTGCTTTGCCTTAATCGTGCATAAGCGATGACTTTCAAAATTCATAGCTCGTTGTGTTCCAGCAGTCATATAGCTGATTACACCATTGTCGACAAACTGCTTTGTGTACTTTGCATGATCACCATGTTCGTGTGTGATAAGACACCCTGCTATATGTCTTGTTTTATATTTGAAATGCTTTTGAACACGTTCAAATTTTATTCCTGCCTCAAGCAGTAACGTAGTACGTCCATCATTTAAGACGTAGCAGTTACCACTTGAACCAGTTGCTATTGTTTCAATTAAAATGGCTCTTCTTCGCTTTCTTTTTCTGTTGCAGGTTCTTTTATTTCTTCAAAGTCAGATACATCAATAGGCTTATCATTTTCTAATTCTGTGTATTGTGCTTCTTCAAGAACTGGTTGTTCAAAGTCCAATTGTTCTTGATTTGCATTTTCTTCAACTTCTGCGTCCAACACTTCTTTGCGTTGACGTTGTTCGGATTCTTGTGCGTATTTGAAAATATTGCTATCTGTTGATGTGTTGATATAACGTTTAGCAGCTCTATTGATAACTGTTTTTTTAGCCATTTCTTCTTTGAAATTATTATGTGTTTTAGAATTTTGTAATGCTTTTTCATCTTTAATCATTGATGACTGCATCCATGCTTGTTTAATTTGTTCAATAGTCATGACTTCAATATAGTTATCTCGTCCATCATTAAATACGATTGTGCAGTACGCACCGATAATGTTTTCTTTGTCGATGTTAAAGAAGTCTTGTTCGTGTTTAATCGCTTTGATACGTCCTGTTTCTCCCATTTCTTGCTTGAATGTATCGCCTTTATAAATCACTTGAGCAACAACATCTTGAGCACCTGCATCACGTTTTAACATCATTACATTACCGTGATAGCTACGTTGTAACTGCATTTTGTTGCCGTAAGGAATAAAGTAGCATTGATTTTTAGCTGGATTTAAACCTTGCGTTACCATGTCTAATAAGGCATTTGCTTTGCTTGTATCGTTACAACTCATTAATTTGTTATCTTGGCTGATTTGTAACCATGCTTGTTTCATGGCATTACTTGGTGAATAATCATTTGGCAATTCCAAATTGCCTTGTGACTCTAAAACTCTCACTTTGTTTAATACGTTGTCAGATACGTTCTTTTCTTGTACTAATTGTTGTTCAATAGTTTGTAATTTATTATTTTCAGTCATTTTATATAGTCTCCATTCTTAATTTTTTATCTTGTTCATTTACTATCAATTGAATTTGTTGTGATTCTGTTTTGATAAGCTCTGTTACTGATTCAGCATTATCAATAAATATTGGCGCTGTAACTTTAAAATGTTTTGATAGTGTGTTGATGATATCTAAGCCAACATTAATTCTTGAGGCGTTATTTAAACCGCTGTCATACTCGACACCATTAACCGTTGTTGAACATGTTTCTTCTAATTCGCCGTTAACTAAGGTATTGAATAGCTTAAATTCAGCAATATCAAATTCGTTATTGATGTTTTCAGTAAGCATTTTGACTTTTGTTGTTGTAAATTCTTTTAAGATATAAAGGTCATGTGAATACTTTTCTTTTTCATCCAATAATCTGTCTTCTTCATTTCTTAATTCAGAAATAACATCATCTAGATGTTTATTTGATTTTTCGATTGATATTGACACTTCAATTTCTGATTTTTCTTGAGTAAGTTCGCTTATTTTGTCATCTATTCCTGAAACTTTATCTTGAATAGTTTTCCTGATGTTAGAGCGTTTTTGATTAATCTCATTTATCTCTAACATTACTGCTTTGTATTCGTCAGTTTGCGTAACGTCAACGTGAGTTGTTTTCAACTTATTAATTTTGTTTTGTATTCTTGCTGAACGCTCTTCTGCTTCGTTGATTTTAATTTGTAAATTATTGTTGTCATCCTCTAATTTCTCGATAATTGGCTTTATTTTCTTGCCCTCTGAAATAATGTGATTGATAGATGTTTGTATTGTTTCTAATTCTTTCGATTTTTTTACATTGAATTTCTGTAAAGCTTTTTCTCTTGCCTCATTCACTTGTTCAGTTGGTAACTGTTGACCACAACAACTACATACATTGTCATCAAGATGTTCAAATTTTTGATTTTTAGATTTTTCTAAATCACTTTTTAGTCCTTTGTGATTTTCCAATAATTGATTACGTCTATTTTCTTCATGTGTGATTTGTTGTTTGTTTTGCTTTAATCTCGTTTTAAGGTTTGCTACCGTTCCATTTTCAACGTGTAATTCATTTGTTAAAGCATGGATTTTGTTCTCATTACTTGCGCTGTTATTGTCTTCTATGCGTTTCAATTCTGATTGTTTATCAGCTAATTGATTACGCAAATTAATTTCTTCCTTACCGTTTTGAATATCTATACGCTCATTTTCAAGTTGCTCAATTTCTTGTTTGATAATTGCGTATCTATCGTTATCGAATTCTGGTACATCCTGCTTATTTTGTTGTGTTTGGTTAATACGTATCGGAATATCTTTGATATCTTTGTTAATCTGTTTTATCTTGTCCGTAAGAATCTTTTTCTTTGTTTCAATTTCATGATCTCCAAGAATATTATTTAATTCTTTAAAATCATCATTTGTTTTAATGACATCCTCATCATTGATTGGTTTAGCAATTTCAAACAACAAACTTCTTCGCTTCTTCCAATCTAGTAAGTTAAATGCTTGAGGGTTCGTAATTAACTTGAATACATCTTCATCAATCAGTTCATCAATACGAGCTTTATAATCCTTTACTTTTATTGATTCATCATTGATATATTGTTTCTTCGTTCGACTTCGTGAGTATTCCTTGCGATTCGTTTTTTGATTTATTGTGTATTTAGGATGTGACTCTTTTTTAAAAGTCGTAATTTTTCCGTCGATTTCAAATTCTGCGAAAACAGTCGGAATTAACTCATAATTTTCTGCGTTTTTTTCGTTTAAAGGTACAGGGTTAAATGATTTGGTTGATCCGTCCAAACCTTTATCGAAAAGCAGCCATTGTAATGCGGTTGCTGTTGTAGTCTTACCAGTCGCATTATTGCCGTATATTTTTGCATCTTTACCGTCAAAGTTAAATTTTTCTTCTTTGATTCCAGCAAAGTTCGATATAGTTAACTTATTTATTTTCATATCTTTCCTCATGCTCCTTTTTTAATCTTCCGATGACCTCTTAGCACCTCGATAATTAAATTTTTTATTCGTTCATGGCTGTCTGGATTGATTTCATGTATCTGCACAAGCTTATTGTTTGTTTTGTAACTGTCGTGATAGTGCAAGAAATTAATCGATAAGTATCCGTGATGATTACGTTCAATTTCCAATAATGCTCGTTGGTTTGACAAAGTATATTCGTCGAATAACGTCTTAAAAATATTCAATATATTTCTTTCTGTATCTCTCATGCTTATACCTACCATTTCATGACTAAGTTAATTAGTCTGTCATAATCATCTGCGTTTTCTTCAATCCATTCGTAAATAGATTGATTTAATATGTCTAATGCTGTGTATAGATCGTTCTCATTAGTTATGTTTATGCCGTCGATAAACTTATCTTCTAAATCTAAGATATTCACCAGAATGCTGTGGTCCTTCTTCTTAACTGCTAATTTAAAATCAAATCCGTCTACATTAATTACCTTCTGACATACATCGCCTATTTCGTAATACATCTTGACTTCCTCCGTTTTTCGTTTTATATTGAACGTGAATTAATTTTGCTAATCGTTTGTCTCTGTTACTTGTTGGCGCAAGTAGCAGTTTTTTTATCTTATTATCAGAGATGCTTCATAAATTGTGCCTTTTGGTTCGCCCGGCACTACTATTTGGCCGACCATTAAATATTGATGCACTCTTCTTCTGGATGATTTCTTAAGTTTTAAATTGTGTAATACTATGTCTCCAGTATGTCTATCTAAATATTCAACAAGATAATTTCTGTTCTGAGCCGACATGTAAATATGCGGGTTGTTGTACTTCTTTCTATATTCAGTGATCGTTTTAACTTCATCATCACTTAAAACAGCTTGTTCTGCCTTTCTTTCCCATTCCACACTAGGTTTAACGTATTCTTCAAACCAAGTCATTTAATCATCCACCCCATAAAAGTATTCTTTATAAAATATGAATGTCCCTATACTTGCGAATCCTGCAATTGACCACGCTGTAGTGAAGTATAGAAACGGCATGAGTACAATCGCTAAGACTGTGAAGCATAGTACTGCTACTAGGTAGCTTTTATAAGTTTTACTCATTTGTTGTGCCCTCCTTTGTAAATCTCATTAAAATGTTCATCTACAAACTTATGCATCCTTCTTGCGTTAAACCTCCAACGATTAAAATTCTCATCAGGATAATGTACGATACCTTGTGCTCTTAACTCTTTTTCGAGTCTAGGGTGAAATAATAACCTGTCTTTGATTGTTTCATCAGATGCAATTTTTAATTTCTTCTTTAAGTCGCTCATGTTCCATACAGGGTCTAATGAGTAAGCTATTAACTCTTCATATTCATCTTTTGTGATAAGCACGTGTGTTTCAGGTATTGGAACTGTTACGTTTAAAATATGTGGCATTTCTATCTTTCCTTTCGTGTATAATGTTGTTATCAACCTAAGGTAGTGATAAGTATGAAATTAGATCATGATTGTGTTAGACATCTTTTGTTAGAAATTGAAACTAATAAAAAGATTGGTGAACCGCTCACCGAATACAATTTCAAAGATAATGTTGTATTTGGAAAATATGATTTTGAAACTGTAATGTATGCATTATTAAAACTGGAAGAAGCAAAGTATGTTAGTGTTAAATTCGGTTGGGAAGATGGACATATTTATGGTTATACAATTAACGATATAACTTGGTCAGGGCATGAATTTTTAGATAATATCCGAGACAATCACACTTGGAAAGAAGTTAAAAAAGTCGCAAACAAAACCACTAGTATGTCCGTAACATTGCTAAGCAAATTAGCTTTTAATTATCTAACACAAAAATTTAATCTAACTTAAATTCTTTTCCATCTATTAATCCATAAAAGTTATTTTTTAAATGCGGATGTCTTTCAAGCGTCATTTCAATAAAACGCTGGTCTATCATTAAGTCGTAGCCATCGTTGTATTGAATATTAACGGGTCGTCTATTACCTTCTTCGTCATAGTAGTAATAGATGACTTTTTTGTTTTGAGCTTGCATTGTTCGTTCCTCCTATTAAGTTGTTTGTTTTTCTCCTAAAAACTTATTAACAAAGTATTGTTGTCCTTTGCCTGTTACTTTTGGCGTCTTACTAATTGATGTGTGACCGTCCGAATGTGTGA